AATCCTGAGATAAAATCATCACTTGAAATTTGACCTTTTGCACCCTTTGCTTCAAAGCTATATAAATCCTGCATAGCAGATTTTAGTTCTTTTACTTTTTCAATAGCTTGGGTATACTGTTTTGTAAATGCTTCTTTATTATTAGTTTGAATAACCTTTTCATCAAATCCAGACACATCTGCCTGAGCCTGTTTCATCTCGCGAACAACTTTGTCATAATCTTCAACATTCTTTCCAGCATTTTTTAATGCCTCAGAATTCTTTGACACAAAGTCATTTTGAGTTAACTTCTCAAATGCAGCATTTGCTTTTTTGGCTGCCTCAGCTGTTTCAGTAATTCGATTTCCAATTTCTGTGTATGTATCGCTACCTTCAGAATATTGACTTTGTTTTTTTTTATATCCAAGCAATTCTGCATTAAGGGATTTTACTTCTTTTGCCTTATCAATAGCATTATCGTATTGTTTGGCAACATCGGAATTTTTTATTGCAGCAGCTTGTTCATCAGCCTGTTTTTTAGATGCAGCAAGCTGTTTCTGAGTCGTTTTCATTCCATTTTGAATTTGTTCTAACCCAGATTCTGTATAACAATTCTCAAGATTTTTCTGCAATGTAGAAAATGATGCAGCTGCTTCTTTTCCTATGTCTCCAAGCATTTGTGCGTCAGCAATATATCTCTTCAGGTCAGCAGAAGTATTTTGATACTTACTTTCAAATTTGCTATTCAAACCAGCTAATGGACCAGTCCATTCACCATTTTTAATACTATCAACGAAATCGTCAGAAACACTTTTTTGCCCGATAACAACATTTTGTTTACCATTCAGTTTCTGTCCCAAATTATGAACATAATTTAGAGCATTTTCACGAATTTTATTCGTATCGAACTGTTTACCAATGTCATTAATCTGTTTTTTAACATTTTCAAGACCAGTAGGAGTGGTAATACCAGATAAAGCCTGCTGAATGGAACGAAGTTTGGCGGCGGCAATTAAACCTGCCTGACCAAGAGATTCTACATCTGAAATCTGCTTTGACAAATCGGTATTAATAGTTTCTTTCTGAAAATCAAAATTATCACGATTTGTTTTTCGAGTAGATGCCAAAGCTCTGGCAGATTCAGCAGATCCTTTTCGAAGTGCTTGAGTAAAGTTCTGATACATATAATCGTTATCAGGAAGAGATGCATTTAATCTTGCAATTCTATGTAATTCAGATAAGTCTTGTTGATCAGATTTGATATCATCTTGCAACTTCTTAAGAAGATTAGGATTCTGTTTATCAGTGGATTTATATTTCTCCGTATCAAGCTTCGCATAATTAGAGTTAATCTTTTTACTTAATTTAACAGCTTCTCCCTCAAGTTTCTCATAACTATCATAATATGCAATAGCATTTTCATATCCCTCAGCTAAGAGATTACCATTAGCATCGAACTGTTTTTTATATGTCTGAGTAAGGGTGTATATAGTTCTGTTGGTATCTTCATACACCTTAATATATTTCTGAGCGTCGCCAAATTCCCTTTGAGAAAGCTGTTTTAAACCATCTAATTCTGGAGGAGTAACAGGGGTTTCTGTTAAATTAGAATTATTATTTTTTAATCCAGATACAGTCTTGATTGCGACTTTTTCTTCAGACTTAGCAATCTTATCATTACTATTTACAACAGCATCCGATTCTTTTTTCTTAGCTTTTATAATATCGTCAGCTGATTGATTAATAGCATCTGCAGCATTCGCAGACTCATTTACAGCATCATTATTTTTGATAGGAGCTAATTTTGGAGCAGAAACAACTTTATATTTAGGAGGAGTTGGCGGAGTAGATGGAGAAGCTGCGATCGCAGCAGCTTTCTTTTCAGATTTAGCGATTTTATCATTCGCAGCAACAACAGTGTCTGCTTCCTTTTCCTTAGCTTTTGCGACATCTTTACTTTGCTGAATCTGTTTTTCTTCTTTGTTTTCAGGAGTTGGTTGAGATTTTGGTTTAGAAATATTTCCTTTAGAAGATTCTTGAATAGATGGAATTCCTTTTAAAGTAAACCCTGAATGTCCATCTGAGCGAACCATATCCTCAAGTTGAGTTGCTTGGTTTTCAACATCTTTGATGATTTGTACAATTTCATCAGTATCTCCATTTGATTTGTTACGATTATTATATCGCATATTATTTACAGTAATAATTTTACGAGCCATTCCATCGAGTAAATCAAACATTTCAGGATACGCATCTCTTGTATAACCTAAATCATGCAAAGAATCCTTAATTCCGAAAATTTGTCTACTTGTATTATATGAATGATCATATAGTGATTTAGCTTTTAATATACTGAAAGGATCTTTACCAGTGATATTTTTAAAACTTGACGCAGGAAGTTGTGCTGCCAGCATCTTTATATAAGTCGTTCTGTAATTTTCACGAGCATTAGCATATTGAAAAGGAGATTTTCCATTTTTGTATGCTTCTTTTTTATCAATATATTCATCATATGCCCGCATTAATTCGCCTTCAAGAGACCCTAATTGATCAAGTAATTCTTGATCTTCTTTTTCTTTTGATTTTGCAGATTTAGATGTTGTTGTCTTTGAAACTTTTTTTGCTTTAGGCTTTACAGGTTTAGATTTAGACTCAATAGCAGAAACAGGAGTAGATGCGGAAGTATCTTTCTCTTCAACATCTGTCTGAGCAGGAATAGACTCTTTCTTTTTAACAGTTCTTTTTCTTGTTGTCTTCTTAGGAACTGATTTTTCTTCTTTGTTTTCTGCAGCTTTCTGTTCCGTTAATTGTTTCTGAACAGCCTGCTCAATTGCTTTTTGTTTTCCCCTTGCATCAATATCTTTATCATATTCTGATATATCAGATAGAAGAGCTTTATAAAATTCTTCATTATTTATACCAGATCCGCCTTTAGCAAGATATGTTGACATAAGGCCAATGAATTTATTTTTTCTTCGTGTCTTTAATGAATCGTTAAGAGTTTCTGCTCTTTTCTTAATATCAGATATACTTCCTAATGCAATCTCACCAAATTGGTCATCTGCTAAAATATCTTTTTCAAGTTCTGCAAGATTCTTATTTATATATCTATTTACTAATTTAGAATAATCTTTTTTAGAAAGTTCTTCATTTTGTGATTTTTTAAATATGGCATCAAGATGGCTACTTGTAACACTAAGTTCTATCTTATGTGTTTGATGTGCAACAATTTTATCAATATCATCAGAAAATCCTGCCTTATTTAATGATTGATTTAACAGATATTGAGCATAGTTATTTGGATCATATTTTGGATCATTTTTTTTGATACCCATTCCCAATAATCTACGCATTGTTTTAGAAGAAACATTCTGTTCAACAGGAATATTCCGTTTGTTTGTTTCTAATTGTTTATTTAACTGTTCAAATAAATCTGAGGCAATAATAATATTCTTACTTGTTTTTATTAATTCATTAAGTGCTTTATTATAATCTTCTAAAGATAATGAAGCATCAGGAGCAACAAGATTCCCAGATGGAGTAATAAATTTTCCACTTTTAGACATTTCTTTTTTACTGTCTAATAAATAACTACGAAGTCTATATGCACTTTCAATTTGAGCACGTTCATTTTGAGATATATCGGATAATCCTTTTTTTTTAAGCTCGGTCATCATTGCACTATGTTTACTAGAAGATAACTCAGGGATATTTTGTAAGAATTTATCCAAACTTGCAAGCGATGCCATGGACTCAGAAGTAATTCCTTGAAGCTTGCTATTCATTTTTGTAGCCGCTTTATTAATAACATTATTTAAATCTTTCGCTACAATATCATTAACAGCTTTTTCATCTATTAATAACTTTACTTTTGCCTTTGCTGTCGGAAGGTTCTGAAGTTTTTTAAGAGCTGCAGGATCTAACGTTACTTTAACTTTTGCTTTAATATCTTCTTCAGCATTTTTTCTTAAGTCACTAAGTTTCTTACTTGTCTTGTCGATTTCTGAAGAATCTGTTTCAGGTTTAATAGGTGTATTATTTACATTTTTAACCTCATTTGCTACTTTTTTTATTCTATCGAGCAACGCATTAAGATCGTCACTACTTACTATTTCAAGCTCTTCTCTTATTTTTGCCATATATTTATTCACCAACCTTTAT